GGCATTAAATAGAGGAATGCAGGATGCGGAAATTGAGTTTATTGAAAAGGTATTTCCGCAGGAGTTGCGAGGGAAAGCTGGGAAAAAGGCAGCAGAAGTGTTGATGGAATTGGAAGATGCTACATAAAGATTTAAAAATCATTAAATCGAATGATAAAATAGAAATCAAGAGAAGGGGGTTCGGGAAATGGAGAGAATGGAAAAAGGAGGAGTGGTAGGAACTACGTCGGGTGAAAGGATTGCGTTGACCCTCCAAGAGAAAAGCCTCTTAGAGTTTTTCAGAAATGAATTGAAATATGGGGAGGCCAGGGTTATTGTGAAAAACGGACAACCTGTTAATGTATGGCATGCCTTGAAAAATGTGAAGTTGGATTGATTATATTGAAAAGATATTGTATTCTTTTTGAAGTTATGGTATAATTAAGTAAATTGTATATATCAAAGGGTCAAGAACCCGAGGAACGGGAATTGATGATGTAATATCATTGATTCCCGTTTTTTTTATTTATTTGGCAAAAGGCCACGATGGGGCGTTTTATAAATTCCACGGATACAAATGGTCGACGGACGATAAACGGAGGTGTATATCGTGAAAGAGTTTTTGAAGAAGTTGTTTATGTGGTGTTTCTTACTCCCAGTGTTACCAATACTTGGTATTCCAAATGGGGAGGGTTCTGACGCCGGGGACGATGGGGAAGATGAGACCGGTGGGGATGGAAAGAAGGACAAAGACGGGGAAGATGCCCGGGGTACGAAAGAGGATAAGACGGATGAGGACAGTGCTGCTGGAGAGGATAAAAAGGACCAGGATAAACTGTTTACTCAGGATGAAATGAATGCTGTAATTTCTCGAAGGTTGGACCGTGAACGGAAACTTTGGGAACAGAAGGTTGAAGATGAAAAAAAGAAAGCGGCAATGACGGAGTCCGAAAGGCTAAAGACGGAAAAAGAGGAAGCTGAAAAGAAGGCTGCTGCGGCTACGGAGAAGGCAAATCAACGTTTGATTCGTTCGGAAGTCATTGCACAGGCGACGAAATTGGATATCATTGACCCTGATGCTGCTTTCCTTCTTGTTGATAAAACAGATATTATTGTGGATGAAGACAATGATTCTGTGAAGGGCGTGAAGGAAGCGTTGACCCTCCTAATAAAGTCTAAACCATATTTGGTAAAGTCCAAAGATACGGGAGGGCAAAGGACGGGAGATGACCAGGGTGATGATAAGGGTTCAAAGGGCGGCATGAGTATGAATTCTTTGATTCGTAAGGCTGCCGGAAGAGGGTAAAATTCTAAATGAAATGGAGTGATTAGTGTGAGTTATATTCCACGTTCTGGTGCAGAGGCTTTAATGCCTGAGGAGTTCCAGAGAGAGATTTTTGAAAGTGTTCCGGAGAATTCGGCGGTGATGTCGTTGGCGACACAGGCTCCGAATATGAGTCGGCAACAGAAGAGGCTACCTGTTCTTTCTGTTTTGCCGATGGCATATTTTGTTAGTCCTGGGCCGGATGTACGGACAGATGCTTCAGACATCAATTTTAAGAAAACCACAAGGATGTTGTGGGAAAACAAATATCTTGATGCAGAGGAGTTGGCGGTCATTGTTGCTATTCCTGAGAATGTATTGGATGATAGTGATTATGACATATGGGCACAGGTGAAACCGAAGTTGGTAGAATCGTTCGGCGTCACATTTGACCAGGCTGTCTTTTATGGAATAAATGCCCCGGCGATATGGCCACCTGACATTGTGACTTCAGCCGCTGCGGTGGGGAATTATGTTCAGTATCCAAATAGTTTCGACCTATATGATAACATTTTGGGAGAAGATGGCGTAATTGCTAAGGTTGAGGAAAGTGGGTTTATGGTTAATGGGCATGTATCTGCGATGTCTATGCGGGGGAAACTCCGTGGACTGAGGGATGATAATAAGCAACCCATTTTCAAGGCTTTAACTAAAGAAGGTGTCCAGGGTTCTACCAGATATGAATTGGATGGGGAGCCCATGGTTTTCCCGAGGAATGGTTCTGTTGACCCTTCCAGAAGCCTTCTCATTTCTGGGGATTGGTCTCAGTTGATTTACTCAATTCGAAAGGACATCACTTGGAAAATACTGACTGAGGCCGTCATACAAGACCCAGTGACCAATGAGATTCTTTATAACTTGCCCCAGATGGACATGGTTGCTATCCGTGCTGTTATGAGAATAGCATGGCAGGTACCAAATCCTGTCAATCGGCTCCAGCCGGATGGTGATGAAAGGTATCCATTTGCTGTTTTGGCGCCTGCGGGAAGTTAATGAGAGCAACACAGTAAAGGAAGGGGAATATCAAATTTCCCCTTCTTTACTGGTACTGGTATGACAAAGAAATGAGGTGTGATTGATGAAAGTAACGTTCAAAAAGCGCAGGTTTTATAAGCACAAACTCCGGGAACCTGGGGATGTTGTTGATATGGATAAGAAGGACGCTCGTGCTTTTTTACGTGTGAATGCGGTGGTCGAAACAATTAAACAGTTGCCGGAAAAGAAGGAGGAGCCCTTTACCCGTTCTACGACTTTCGCTCGTTCTGTTACTCCATCATCAATTTCTGAATTCTCGGATGAAGATTCAACCGAAGATTCAAACGAGTTGGAAAGTTTGGTTGAGGAATTTGATGGGGGAGCCTCAGCGGTTGCAGATTCAAAAGGTATTGAGGAATTTGGGGATTTAACATACCGAGACTTACAAGAACGTTGCAAAGAAAAAGGCTTGTCGGCGGCAGGGGCAAAAGCGGAGTTGATTGAGAGGTTACGCACTCAAGGGGAGTGAGGTAAATGGCATACATTACAGCATCGGAGTATAGTGAAATAACGGGTCGGTCGGAATTGGAAGCAACCACTCATAGAATTCAGTATGCTTCTATGTTACTTGATTCCCGGATAGGTAATTATCTTCGTGGGGATGATGGATGGAAACTTGATTTGGAAAATTTGCTGGAGTATAAATCAAGTGCCGTTAAGCAATGGGTGGCGTATATGGTGTCTTATCTTTACGACTACAACGATTCCGCTCCTTCATCCGCAAGTTTGTCTTTAGGGCGATTTAGTGTGAAAGAGAACTCCCAACAGGGGTTACCAGAACAGCTTAGTTTTGCAGATTCCGTTCTCGTGAGTTCTGGGTTGGTTGTTAGAGGGGTTGATGTAAAGTGAGGTCAGAATTTGTACGTTTATTGTCACATACATTGACTATTCGCAAACGGGAAAGAGATTGGCAAGGGAATTTCTCTGATGTGAAAACATATACCGGGCAAAAAGGCTTTGTCCAGTATGGGAAAAAGTTGGTCACCGATAAGAAGGGGCAGGAAGTACTGGCATCCGCTATTATATTCTTGAAAAATACAGCCCCAATTGACCCAGAATATGAGCATTGGATGATTGACCAAACCTCTCCTTATGCTCGGAGTAATATGGAAGTTCTACGGATTGACCCAGTGGATGACCCTAGAACGGGGAAAACACATCACTATGAAGTGGCGGTGAGATAATGTCGCAGGGTGGATGGAGAAATTGGAAAGGTCAGGAATTGAAAGCCCAAGTTTTGCTAGCAACTCGTGCGGCTGTTCGAGATACATGCCATGTGGTGTTGGAGGCGGCTAAGCAGGAAGTTCCACATGATGAGGGGACACTAATGAGAAGTGGTATGGTTCTTATGGCACCAGATGGTTCCCCGGAAGGCGTAGTATGTTTTGGAGGGGGTCCAGGGACTGGGCACCCCATAGTTCCATATGCCATACGTTGGCATGAAAATTCTGCTAATTTTCAAAAAGGCAGAAAAAGGTTTTACCTTAGAGACCCATTAAACAGACTTGGAAAATCGACATTGGAGAAGGCTTTGGGAGCACGATTGAGGGGTGTGCTTAAATGATTGCTGAGGAACTAGCATTATATTTGCAGAGTAAAGGGAAAGGTACGCAGAATAAGGATTTGTTTGTAGACTTTCAACCAGATGAACCTAATGATTGCATAACGGTTTATGATGAATCCACTTCTGTCCCTAGTGAATCACAGGCACTTTCAGTTGATGAATTTGGAGCACAAATACTTATACGGAACACGAACAATGCAGCAGCAAGGGATAAAGCAATGGCTATCCATAAATTGTTGGTAGGGTATGGCGGGTTGCCTTTTGTCGAAGGTGGGGAGGACATAAGTGTTGTATATATCGAGACCCCTCCAACGACGATAGGAAAGGATGATAAGGGTAGGAGTGAGTGGTCGTCACATTACAGAGTTCGGGTGGTGTCAAAAGGTGACGAATATCGCTTGTAAAGAAAGGAAGGTTGATTAAATGGCTAAGTGCCCAGGAGGAAAGATTCGTTCCGGGGGACAAGGAAAAGGATTGGGAAGAGGTCAAGGGAAGGGCCCAATAGGTAGACCCAATCCTAGGTAATCTAACATGAAATGGAGGTATTTGAAATGACAAATGAAGTGAAATTTGCGGGTACTGTTGTCGAAGTTGCGAATGAAGTGGTGGCTAAGGTGACTTCGTTCAGTAGAAACATAAGTGTTTCCGAAATTGAGGTGACCGGGGCAGAAGATGTGATTGCGGGAACCGATGTTTTACAACAGCAATTTGTTGCTATTTCTGTTGGGGAGACTGCAAACATTGAAGGTATTGCGATAGAAAGTCAGGCATCCGGAGCAGATATAGGACAAAGTGAACTCAAGGATGCTGCGGAATCCGGGGCTGTGGTAGAGTTGAAACAGACTAGGATGACAGGGTATGGAGTGAAGTTGACGGGTTTTTTCACAAGTTATACTGAGTCCGGCTCAACCAGTGATGTCTACAAGTTTAGTGGTGGATTCCGGGTAAATAGCAAAGAAGAAATAGTCCCGGCTTCATAATATGATTGGAGGAAGTTCGATTATGGTGGCAAAAAAACTTGTGACGAATGAAGAACGAATTGCCTTTTTAAATTCAAAGATGGAGGAATTAACAAACGAGCAGGAACAAGACCTCGTTTCTGATTATGACCAGGCTTTATCTGAGTACAAAAATCAGAATAAACCCTTTTTGGTTAGATTCAAAGGCAAGGTCTTTGAAGTTCCTAGGAGTATGCCTTTTTCCTTCAGCATGTTTTATATGAGGCATTGTATTGTAAAGATTAATGGGAAAACACAATTCCAAATCCCGGATGATAAAATTGAGGAGTTTGTCTGTCGAATGTTTGGAAAGACCTTCTACTCAGAATTGGAGCTTTCTGATGATGTTGAAATGGGCTTTGTATTGGGAACACTGGTCCCGGACATCTTTGCTAAATGGGGGTATGGAATTAATAGGGCAAAAACAAAGAGTGTTGAAAAAAACGGGTAGACCCCAGGTTACTATTGTGGGCCTGGGGTCCACTTGAGGCAGACTTCAAGAGGTTCTACAACATGGATTTACAACAAGAAGGATTTAATGATTGGTTAACATGGAGGAAATTTGTTCTTCTTGTTCGTGGACTTCCCGATGATTCAGCGTACACGAAATGGATGCGCAACAAAGAAAATAGAGCTTTTGTAGAATCAAGTGAGGAAACTATTTTTGATTCTATCCGAAAGAGTAGAACAGGAGGTAAATAATGCCTTTCATAGTTGGAGAATTGGTCGCCCCGATTAATGCAGATTCTAAACAATTTAGTACATCCATGGATAGTGTTAAGAAACAGGGTGAAGCTGCTGCCAAGGGTATTAGCGACAAATTTAAAGATGTAAGCAAATCCATGGAAAAAGTCGGTAAGAGTATGACAAAGCACCTTACATTGCCATTAGTAGGTGCTGGAACTGCAGCCTTTAAGCTTGGGAAAGATTTTGAAAGTGAAATGCAGAAAATTGTCGGCCTTGTTGGAGTAGCAGAAACCCAAGTTAATAAATGGAGTAAAGACATATTACAAATGGCTCCAGATTTAGGAAAAGGGCCAAAAGAACTTGCAGAAGCATTATTCTTTGTAACCTCAGCTGGT